GAAAATAAAGGCATTAAAACTTGGTTTGAAGCAGAAAAAATTACTGCTTAAATACAAACCTACTCAATACTAATTTTTTTAATATTCTCATCTCTCTCTCCAAATATAGTTACATAATTAATTAACATTTTTGTGCCTAGGATTTTCTTTTTTACAACTTTTTTCGTGACTAGATAGTTAATTAATTAATTAACTTTATTTTTCTTGTACTACACTCTCTCTAAAATATAATTTATTAGATACACATATATATCCTCAAGTTAATTAACTTTCATGCAGTTTAAGAAAACCACTACAATATCAATAAGTCCAAGCATTGTACCAATATTTGAATCGTTTGATACTCTTAGACCAAAAAATACATCATTCAGTCTCTTCTTGGCAATGGCAGTGGAAGAGTATGTAAAATCTTACAAGAAAATAACCAATTCAAAATATCCTAGAATTATGGACAGAATGGATTTATGGCATGATTGTATCAAGGACTTGACAAATGATGACTTGGTCAAAATTAACAAAAAAGTATCTCAGTTACAAAACAAATTAAGAATGGAGTTAGAGAGTAGGGTATGACTGATTATGATAAAACAGTAGAGTATACTGACTCAGCAAAAGTAGACCGTGTAGTTAAAGCATTAATAGATAATAGATATACAGATGTTATAGACAGTCTTAGACCAAACAGTACCATATCAATAAACCCATCACAAGAAGGATTTATAGATATTTATCTACAGTATCCAAATGACTTTATTGAAGTACTGCGTAACGCTATTTTTCGTGTAAAGGCACAGAAAGACGGTGACTTTGAATTAATCAAATCCTCATTTACTGATATTAAAATAAATCTTCTCGGTGAATTGCTTATGAACATGCATGATATCAACACCAAGCATGAAAATACTACAGTTACATTTGAGTGTCAGGTATTGGCAACAGATTCTCCAAAATCCTATATCAAAGAAGCTAAATTTGATTGTGTTTTATGTGGAAATGAAGATGAATCCAAGTGCAATATTGATAGAGTTATAGTTCCTCCAATATGCTCTAATCCAGCATGTAAAAAGGCAAAAATGATGATACGAACCAGTGAGATGATTACAGATGACATACAGACCATACTCATGCAGGAGCCAATGGACAAGAGTAAAAAGAGTTCACCTGTAATATTTACAGGCAAACTGGTAGGTAAATTGGTCAGAACATCATATGTTGGACAGAATAAACTCATCACAGGCTTGTTCAGAACTGCCGTTGACTTTAAGAAAAACGAGCATGAGGTGTTTATAGACGTAATGTCAGTACAGGATATGGATGAAAACAAGCCAACACTGCCTGAAGAGACTGAAATTAAGCAGCTTACCGTTGACTCAAAACAGGACGGATTCATAGACAAGATAATAAATTCATTTGCACCAGCAATATTTGGCTATAATGACATCAAGTTAAGCATATTGTTGCAGTTGGCAGGTGGAGTTAAGACTCAAAAGAGGGGGGATATCAACCTGTTTTTAATAGGAGATCCAAGTATGGCAAAGTCAGAACTGTTAAAATTTGCAAGCAAACTTGTTACAAAGTCAATATACACAAGTGGTAGAGGTTCATCAGCAGCAGGACTTACGATAGGTATTGTAAAGATGTCAGATGGAAGAAGTATTGCACAGGCAGGAGTACTGCCAATGTGTGATGGCGGTCTAGCATGCATAGACGAGTTTGACAAGATGGGTGAACAGGACAGAAGTGCAATGCATGAGGCTATGGAACAGCAGACAGTAAGCATAGCAAAGGCAGGAATAGCAATGACACTACCAAGTCGTACAAGCGTACTTGCAGCAGCCAATCCAAAATGGGGTATGTATGACAGTGACAACTCTCTAAGAGATAACATCAACGTGCCAGCACCATTGTTGAGTAGGTTTGACTTGATATGGTTAATTCAGGACAAGGTAAACATGACAAGTGACAGACTTAAAGCAAATCACATCTTGGAATCATTTGAAATGTCTATGGGTGACCGTTGTTATTTAAAAGAGGATGACTTGGCTAAGTATATCAACTATGCAAGAACCTTCAGTCCAAAACTCAATGAGGAAGCAAAGAAGACACTTTTGGATATTTATGAAAAGATGAGAAATGTTAGTTCAAAGAGTGACATTCCAATAGGTACAAGACAGTTGGAAGCAATAGTAAGACTTAGTATGGCATATGCAAAACTACATTTTAAAAATGAAGTTGAAAAAAGCGATATAAATATTATTAAAATTTTACTTGAGAAACAATACGAGTCGTTTGGAAGCAGTATAAGTCAGGGTGGAGTACAGACACAAATCTTTGTAGACGGTAAATCTGTAAAGGAACATGATGTGTTGACAGTGTGGAACTCTTGTAAGAACATAGAGGGCAATGTAAAATTGAGAGAGTTTGAGAAAGCATTGATAACAAGTGGTATGTCCAAGGAAAAGGCAGAGTCAACCATATCAAAATGGGAGACACAGGTGTTAAAACTCAACAGTGACGGCACACATACAAGAATGTAGTAAGATTAATATTGGAGTATGTTAGTTAGTATAATGTGATGGTTGTTGAAGACGACTCTATCGAGTCAGATAATACACTGGAAGAAACTCAGACTCCCACGGAAACAACGGAGATAGAAACTGTTGATCTAGAACTCGGGGTAGATCAGCTTAAAGGTGTAGGTTCTGTCACTCAGAAGAAACTAGAGACCTTCGGTGTAACCTCACTCATAGACCTTTGTATTAGAGGTGCTCAGGAAATCAAGGAAATTACTGGTGTTGCTAAGCCAACCTGTGACTCTTGGGTATTTCAATCACAAAAGTTGTTGGAAGAAAACGGTCTTATCAGAAGAAGTGATATGAGCACCACTGACTTGTGGAAATATCAAAAAGCATATCCTGTCATCTCAACAAAATGTGATGAGGTTGATAATCTTATCAGTGGTGGTGTTAGACCAGAAGCAACATATGAAGTCTATGGGGAGTTTGGAGCAGGTAAGACACAATTCTGTAACTCTCTTACAGTTGAGACTATCCATGATGGAAACAATGTAGTTTGGATAGACTGTGAAGACACGTTCAAGCCAAACAGACTTGCTGAGATGTTAAAGGCAAGAGAGTATGCAGAGGATGACGAAGAGATAGGTAATTATCTTAATCAAATTACCTACCTATACTGCCCAAATACAGAACAACTTATGGGTACAATTAACGGATTAAGTAAAATTTTAGATAATAAGAAACCTAAACTAGTTATTTTAGATGGTGCAATAGGACAGTTTAGGGAAGAATATTTAGGCAGAGGAACTTTAGCAGAAAGACAGATGCAGATAGCAAGATTAATGAGTCATATCAAAAATATTTCTTTTTACTTTAGATGTGCTGTAGTATTTACTAACCAAGTACAAAGTGATCCAAGTATGATGTTTGGTGATCCAATCAAACCAATAGGTGGTAACGTAGTGGCACATGCAAGTACATACAGATTGTACTTTAAGAAGAGTGGTAAGAAAAGACTTGCAAGAATGATAGACTCTCCTGAACATGCTATGGCAGATGCTGAATATATTTTGGATGCTAAAGGAATGTCAAACGTAGAATGATTTACACATGTAAACAATGTTCTTGGACTATAGAAGGTCAGACACAAATTATGAAAGACATATTAATTCATGAGAAAACCCATGACCAAGAAAGATGATAGCGACAAACTTAAGCGAAAAATTGCATCAAAAAAACAATTTGATTTAAAATGCAAAGTCTGCCACAAAAAATATGGTAAATTCTTTACCTTTCACCACAAACAGTACATTGAGGGGGAGAAAATATACAAGGATTTTAAAACCACTTACGACTACAATCTCTACATATTGCCAATAGTTGACAAAGATCCAAACCGTTTTGCCCTCCTTTGCAAGGGTCATCACACACTTGTAGAGAAACTTAAACGATTCAAGTTGGATAAACTGGAAAGACTGTTCAAAGTGGTAAAGGAGAGTAAATAATGGAAATGATAGGACAGGGAGAGGTGGCTGCATTGGAGATAGTCAAGGATATGTTTGGTGGGGCTTGTGAATATCTTACTCAGGTCAAATTATCAACCATGGTTACTGAAGAATACTTGGAAACATTTAGTGAGAGACAGTTGAAGGAAACAATAGATATAGTAGTGATTACACCATTTGATTATCTAGCAATAAGGGTGCAGGACAAACATCACTCCAGTGCAAGAATGGCTACAATAGACAACATACAGAAACTTATGCTTGAATGGAATGGGTGGGTAGTGGTAGATGTTTGGCACTATGAATGCAAGGAACTTTGGAAGGACAAGGTAAACAAAAGGTCAAGATTGGAGCTGGAAATGGCAATAAAGGAGTCAAGTATAGAATAATGTTTAAAGAGATACAGATAACTCAACAAATGAAAGAAAATGCAACTATAAAATCAAATGATATGGGTGTAATTAAAGGAAGTGTCCGTGGGGGTGGTGGTAATATGATAGGATTTTTAGGTGAGGAGTTAGTAAAATCTTATTTTAATATTGGTGATTCCAATACATATCAATGGGATTTAAAATATAATG